ATTTATAACTATTTTGGTGATGGGTCTACTTTAAGTTTTAGTGGTGGTAATTGGATAGAGGTTAATACTGGAATTAATACACTTTCTAATGTTGGTATTGCAACTACAAACCCTACAGATCCTTTAACTGTTCTTGGTGCTGCTAATATTTCAGGTGTAGTTACTGCTTCTCGTTTTATTGGAATTGGTAGTTTTAGTGATGTAGTTGTATCTGGTGCTTCTACCGTTAATGGTAACTTGTATGTTGGTGCTGGTGCTACTGTATATTCTAGTACTGGTATTATAAGTGCCACAAGATACTTTGGTGATGGATCTGCATTACTTGGTGTTTCTGGTGGATTAGGAACTGCATTAAGTGATGATAGTAGTAGTGCATTGAGTAAAATGTACTATGTGGATAAAATATTAGGTGTTGGTGCAACTATTACTGTTGATCCTCCTAGTTCCTCAACAATTGCATTTACTAACTATCCAACTATTGAAGTTGATAGTACTTATGATTTAATTATAGCAGATGGTGATGATTTTATTCCAGATATTCTTGGAATAGGAACTACTGGAATGGGATCCCTCACTGGTAGTGGAGGGATGGTTCGAGCAGATAGTTATGCCAGTAGAGCAGGTGATGCTCCTACATTCCCTAAGGGTGTAATACTTACTGGAATTAGTACTGTTGGTATTCTAACTGGTGGTACTTCCGCAACATTTAGTGGTGTTGTAACTGCGACTACTTTTGTTGGTAATTTAACTGGTAATACTACAGGAACTGCATCTACCGCGACTGCGGCTGCAAATGCGTATGGGATAACAGGAACACCGAATATAACTGTCGATTTACTTACTGCTAATGATGTTGTTGTTGGAGGAGCACTCACCATTACAGGTAATCTTACCGTGGATGGGACCCAAACTATAGTTAATACTGAGACTCTTGATGTTGCTGATAAGACAGTAGGACTTGGTTCAACCAGTGCTGCAACCAATACTACTGCTTCTGGTGCTGGTATAGAGATTTACGCAAGTTCTGCTACAGCAAATAATAATAAAACACTTCTATGGCAAAATAATAGTGGATGTTTTGAACCAAGTGAACCCTTTAAATTTAAAGGTGTAAGTGAGACAGTTAGTGCTGCTACAACATATTTGGATGCAAGTTCTAATGTTGTATTAGAAATGGATCTTGCTGCAGCAACAGTTTATACTTATACGATGCCATCTGTTTGGTCATCTGGTAGAGGATCTAATATTGGTATTGTATCCTTTAAAAATCTGCCAGCAGATGCTGCAAGTGGTACTACAGTAACTCTTATTACTACACAAGGAGCAGCACATGGAGGTGGTACTGGATATGCTAACACAGTATCTTCTAATGGTATTGGTGCAACTTGTACGATTATTCCACGAGAAAGTGGTAGTGCTATTGCAGGTATTTCAACTGCAGGAAAATCTGGTGGAACTGGATTGTCACAACCTCCTGTCGGACTAACTACTGTAGTATTATCAGCTGGTAAAGATGCCGTTGATTTTATTTCATTCTTTATTCATTATAATGGTAATACAAATACTACATTAAGTAATTACAAGGTTTATGTTACTAAGAATGGTGGATTTGGATTTGGTGGTGTTGGTATCTAATGTTTTTATCAATCCTTAATAAATAAATAAAAAGTTCTAAAAAATGGCTGCAATTATAACGGATCAAATAAGGATATTAAATGCAAAGAACTTTCTTGCTGGCGTAAGTTCAGCAAACAATGCATATTATTCTTTTATTGGTCTATGCAATCCCGCTGATATTCAATCCGATTGGGATGATAATCCTCCTTCACCAAAAGATAATTTTAGTGAAGAAGACGATTATTGGGATACTATGATTGCATTGAAGAAGATTAATTCTACAGATGTTAGACAAGTTGTTACTAGAAGAGTATGGGCATCTGGAACGACTTATGACATGTATCGTAGTGATTATAGTCGTACCAATACTGCAAAAGTTTCTGGTGCAACTAATTTATACTCTGCATCATATTATGTTTTGAATAGTGATTATAGAGTATATGTTTGTCTTCATAATGGTATGGATCCAGACAACCCAAATGGCAGACCATCTTTGGATGAACCAACTTTTACTGATTTAGAACCAAAGGTTGCTGGTACTAGTGGTGATGGATATATTTGGAAATATCTTTATACAATTAAACCAAGTGATATTGTAAAATTTGAGTCTACTGATTTTATTCCCGTACCTCTTGATTGGTCAACTAGTTCTGATACTGCTTCCGTAAGAGATAATGCAGTAGATGGATCAATTAAAATGGTAACAGTTACTGATCGTGGTGTAGGATTGGGTACTGCAAATAGTACTTATACAAAGGTTCCTATTAAAGGTGATGGTACTGGTGGAGAATGTACTATTGTTATTAATAACGATCAAAAAGTTGATACTGTAACAGTTTCTAATCAAGGACAAAATTATACTTACGGAAATATTGATTTAGAAGCAGGTGGTGTTCCAACAGGAACTACACGACCTACTTTTAATGTTATTCAATCTCCTCCTGGTGGGCATGGATCGGATATCTATAGAGAATTGGGAGCATATAACGTTCTTTTATATTCTAGAATTGAAAATGATATCGAAAATCCTGATTTTATAACAGGAAACCAAGTTGCAAGAGTTGGTGTGGTTGAAAATCCTAAAGCAACTAGTGGTGCACTCTTATCTGCAGATAAGGCAACTGCATTAGGTGCTCTTAGATTAACTGGAACTGGGTATAGTACAGCAGCATTCGATGGTGATTCATTTATTACTCAAACTGTATCGACTGCAACTACAGCAGTAGGTAGAGTGGTTAGTTATGATACTAATACTGGAGTATTAAAGTTTTGGCAAGATAGGACTATGGCTGGATTCAACACAGTTGGAACAGCACAAACCAATCCTACATATGGATATGAGTTGCAAGAGTTTACTAGTTCACCTGGAACTGGTGGAAATTTGACTATTGTTCCAACAAGTGGTTCCAATTTAGCAATTGATACGTCCTTTACAGGTCTCTCGACCGTAATAAATAGTCGTACCTATTACCTTGGTCAAGAATTTACCAATGGTATTGCTGATCCTGAAGTTAAAAAATATTCAGGAAACATAGTTTATGTTGATAATAGACCTTCAATAACTAGGTCTACCAATCAAAAAGAAGATATCAAAGTTATTTTGCAGTTCTAAAGTATTATGCCACAGCAAACGAACCTAAATGTAGCCCCGTACTTTGACGATTTTGACGCTGCAGATGATTTTCATAAAGTACTCTTTAAGCCAGGATATCCTGTACAGGCTAGAGAGCTAACTAGTCTTCAATCTATACTGCAAAATCAAATTGAAAAGTTTGGTCAACACTTTTTTAAAGAGGGTGCTAGAGTAATTCCAGGAAACACAGGATATACTCAACTATATTATTGTATTCAATTACAAAATAATTTTCAAGGAATTCCAGTATCTGCTTATGTTGATCAATTAATAGGCCAAAAGATTACCGGACAAGATTCAGGTGTAACGGCAGTTGTTGATAAGGTTTTATTATCTGAGGATTCTGAAAGAAATAATCTTACTCTTTATATTAATTACTTATCATCAAATACTGCTAATAATGCAACTCAAACATTTTCTGATGGTGAAAATTTAGTTGCTAATGTAACTATTGCTTCTGGATTGCTTGGAAATAGTACTATTGCAGCAGGAAGTCCATTTGCTATAACTGTTGCAAATGATGCAGCTGCTACTGGATGTGCTTTTCAGATTCAAGAAGGTATTTATTTTATTCATGGAAATTTTGTTACTGTAGAAACAGAAACTCTTATTCTTGATCAATATACCAATAATCCTAGTTATAGGGTTGGATTAAATGTGCAAGAACAGATAATTACTGCTGATCTAGATGAGACTTTAAGTGATAATTCTCAAGGATATAATAATTATGCTGCTCCTGGTGCAGATCGTCTAAAAATTACTACTACTCTTTTTAAAAAATCTTTAGATAATTTTGATGATGATAATTTTATAGAATTAGCAACAATTAATTCTGGAGAATTAAAAGCAGTTGCTAGAAAAGGATTTGGTGTAGGACCAAATGGTGGAGTATTTTATAAAGATTTAGAAAATGTTTTAGCAAGAAGAACCTACGCAGAATCTGGAGATTATACTACTTCTCCTTTTGATATAACAGTTTTAAATTCTTTAAACAATAATATAGGAAATAGAGGAATATATCAAGAAGGGCAGTTTACTCCTGGAGGGGAAGCTCCATCTGAGGATTTAGCATTATATAAAGTTTCTCCTGGTAGAGCTTTTGTTCGTGGTTATGAAGTTGAAACAATTGCTCCAACTTTTCTAAATGCACCAAAACCTAGAACAGTTAATACTTCTGATAGTCAACAAATTATATACAATACTGGTCCAACTTTAAAATTAAATAATGTTTATGGTGCACCTACAATTGGAATTGGTAATACTTATACTGTAAGTCTTAGGGATCAAAGAGTTGGTGTAAACAGTAGAACTGTTGCAGGTAATGAGATAGGGGTTGCCAGAGTTTATGACATGGCATTGGAGTCTGGATCTTATGATTCAATAACTCCACCTTCAAATGAATGGGATATTTCTTTATATGATATACAGACTGTAACTAATATTACTATAAATCAAGCAACTACTCTTGCACATCCCACATATATTAAGGGTGCTAATAGTGGTGCAAGTGCATGGCTCATGCATTCTGTTAGCGCAGGAGTAGGATTAACTGTTTATGAAACAGAAGGTAATTTTATTGAAAATGAAGCACTTATTTTTAATGGAATTCAAAATGGTAGAGTTGCAATAGCAATTACTGCTGAAAGTTTAAAGAATGTAAAATCAATATTTGGAACTAATGATAAAACTGTAGGAACTGCTTCAACTTTTGCTGCAGATGTAATGCAGTCTATAGAGTATCATGTTGGATTGGCAACTATTGGTGCAGCAGGTCAAGGAGGAATTGCTACTGTAACAGCTGTTGATCCTAATTTTGTTGGAATTGTAACTGCTAATGATTTAATTTGTTTTGATGCTCCATCATTATCTAATCTTCCAACATATGCAAGAGTTACTGCTGTAAATTCTCCTGATGCAACTGTTAGACCCAATACAGTCGAAATTGTAGGAATTACTACTGTTTCTGGAGTTGTTAATGGTGGACTATCAACCACGACTGCCAGTACAGAAACACAGGATTTAAAGATATTACAAACAGATCTTCAGACATCTTCAGATAATACTTTATATACTGTGCTTCCAAGAACTAGTATTTCTAATGTTGATTTAACAGATGCATCTATATCAATTAGAAAAACTTATACAGTTAACATTACTGGTAATAAATTAGCTTCTCCTGTTTCTTGTGCAACAAGTGAATCTTTCTTAGCGTTTGATGAAGAAAGATATACTTTAATTAGGTCTGATGGACAAACTGAAGCATTGGATACTAGTGATTTAATTTTTACTGATGGACAAACTTTACAGATTTATAATTTAGGTGCTAATGACGTTGGTGCAACCCTTGTAGCAACGGTTAAGAAGTTAAAGCCAAAAGCAAAAGAAAAATTAAAGCAAAAAGTTAATTCAGTAATTGTTGCTAAGTCTTCTACTGAAGGATCTGGTATTGGGACAACAACTTTTAATGATGGATTAACATATGGAAGTTATCCTTACGGAACACGAGTTCAAGACGATATAATCTCTTTAAATACTCCAGATATTGTTGAAATTCATGGAATTTATGAATCTGCAGATACAGGAGCTCCATCTGCACCTAAAATGATTCTTTCATCATTGACTACTGCATCGACGACTACTGAAGAGTTAATAGTTGGGGAACAATTAGTTGGAGCAGTAACAAATGCTGTTGCAATTGTCGCAGAAAAAGTTACTAATTCATCCTCACAGATTGTTTTCCTCTATAAAAATGATAGTACCTTTAAAGAAGGTGAGATAGTTACATTTAAAGAGTCTAATGTACAAGGAGAGATTACTACTTTAGATACTCCAAGTTTTGATATATCTACGGATTATACTTATAATACTGGACAAGAAGGTACTTTCTATGATTATGGAACAATAAAGAGAAAACCTGAGATTGATGCTCCTACAAGGCAAATTAAAATCTACTTTATGAGTGCATATTATTCATCTACTGATAGTGGAGATTTGACAACTGTTAATTCATATAACGATTTTGATTATGCTACTGAAATTAAAGAGGTTGATAACACCTTTACTGCAGACATACTTGATATTAGACCTAGAGTATCTGATTATACTGTAGCAGAAAATACTCGATCTCCTTTGGAATTTTATGGTAGATCATTTAATGGTGCAGGGCAATCTGCAGGAAATGTTTTAGCATCTGATGAATCTATACAGATTACATATTCAAATTATGTTGGAAGAATTGATAGAATTTTCTTAACTAGAGATGGGAAATTCCAAGTAGCTTATGGGCAACCTAGTGATAGACCTGAAAAACCAGGTACTGTTGATGAAGCCATAGAAATTGCTACAATAAATCTTCCACCATATCTGTATAATACTTCTCAAGCAAAGATGAAGTATTTGGATCATAAGAGATATCAAATGAAAGATATCCGTAAACTTGATAAGAGAATTAAAAATCTTGAATATTATACTGCATTATCTACATTAGAAACTAATACCGCTAATATGTTTGTTGCGGATGCTGATGGATTGAATAGATTTAAATCTGGTTTCTATGTTGATAATTTTACCAGCTTCTTATCACAAGAAGATCAATTGATTGGTGGTCCTAAAAACAGTCTTGATAGAAAGTATAAGCAATTAAGACCAAAACATTATACAAGTTCAGTTGATTTAATGTTTGGACCTGTAACAAATACAGATCCAACAGATGATTTAGCATTTACTGCAGTTGAAGGGATTAATGTAAGGAAACAGTCAGATATTGTAACTTTAGATTATTCTGAAGTTGAGTACATTAAGCAGTCATTTGGTACTAGAACTGAAAGTGTAACTCCTTTCCTTATTAGTTTCTGGCAAGGAACTCTTGAATTAACACCGACCTCAGATACTTGGGTGGATACTGTACGTTTAGAAGCTAAGACTATTGAAATAGAAGGTGATTATGAGCAGACAATGGAAGACGCTGCAAGAACTATGAATGTAGATCCTCAAACAGGATTTGCACCTACAGTTTGGAATTCTTGGGAAACCAATTGGACTGGTAGTGATATTGTAGAAACAACTAGAACTAGGCAAGAACATCAGGGTGGTGAATGGGTAGGTTGGGCAGGACAACCTGGTGGTGGAGTGAGACCAGCATATGGAACTAGAACTACAACAACAATTGAAGAAACGGTAAGATCTGGTAGAAGAACTGGAGTAGAATCACGAACTGGGAATAGAACTGTTGTTACTGAGCAATGGGATAGAACTTCTGTTGGTGATAGGGAAGTTAGTAGAGAACTTGTTCCTTTCTGTAGGTCAAGAAACGTTGAGTTTGTCTCGAAGAGAATGAAACCTCTTACAAGAATGTATGGTTTCTTTGATGGAGAGAATGTTACTAGATTCTGTGTACCAAAACTTCTTGAAATCAGTATGGTTTCTGGAACATTCCAAGTGGGAGAAAAGGTCAAGGGATATATCAGGCCAACCGGTCTTAATCCTATTACTCCTTGGACTCAGGGAATAGATCCAACGATAATTTTCAGATCTGCACAGTTAAATCATAAGGAAGGTCCATATAATGCTCCTACTAAGGTTTATTCCGAAAGTCCTTATGAAGGCACTCCATTATCAGCATCCTATGCATCAACCTCAACTATTTTAAATGTAGACACTTTCTCTCTTTCACAAGAAGCTCAAGGTGACTATTATGGATGGGTTGAAACTGGAATGGTTCTTAAGGGAGAGGCATCTGGTGCTGAAGCAACTATTACCGATTTAAGACTTATTTCTGATTTAGGAGCAGATCTTACTGGAAGTTTCTATATTCCTAATCCAAATAATATTGATTATCCTAGATTTGAGGTAGGTACTAAAGTCTTCACACTTATAAATGATCCGGATAACAATCAAGATGATTGTACAACTGTTGCTGAAGAAGCATATACAGCATCTGGAACTCTTGAAACTGTTCAAGAAAATATTATTGCTGTAAGAAATGCAAGAATTGAACAAAAACAAGAATTCCAAGATAGGAATGTTTCAGAAGTCCTTGATGGAGAAGTTGTTGCAGCTAGAGTACTTAATCGGACATCTCAAAGAGTTCAAATTGGTTGGTATGATCCTCTTGCACAATCATTCTTAGTTGAAGATGAAACTGGAGTATATGTAACTAAGTGTGATATATTCTTCCGTTCTAAGGATGATAATGATGTTCCATGTGTCTTCCAGATAAGAACCATGGAGAATGGATTCCCAACACAACATATTCTTCCTTTCTCTGAGATTGTATTAGCACCTGAAGATATTGAAACTTCTGCTGATGGATCTGTTGCTACTACAGTTAGCTTTAAATCCCCAGTTTATTGTGAATCTGGAAAAGAATATGCAATTGCTTTGGCATCCAACTCAACCAAATATAGCGTATATATTTCAAGGATTGGTGAACAAGATCTTATTACTCAAACCTTTATTTCTAACCAGCCTTATCTAGGATCACTATTTAAGTCACAGAATGCTTCTACATGGGAAGCTAGTCAATGGGAAGATCTTAAATTTACTCTTTATAGAGCAGACTTTGTAGAATCTGGATCTGTAGAACTTTACAACCCAACCCTTTCAAAAGGAAATAATCAAATTCCTCAACTAGTACCTAATGCCTTAGTATTAAGTTCTAAAGAAATTAGAGTAGGACTGGGAACTACAGTAGCAGATGGTGGATTGAAACCTGGTAATGTTGTTTATCAAATGGGAACTCAAGCAACTGCTAATTTAGCAGGTGTAGCGGGAAGTGTAACTAGTCTCGCAGTTACTAATGTTGGTCTTGGATATTCTCCATCGGATGGTCAGATTACTTATAGTGGAGTTAATTTAATCGCTCTTACTGGTAATGGTAGAGGAGCAACTGCAGATATTACTATTAATGGTGGAAATATCGTTTCGTCTGGAGCAACAATTAATGCAGGTGGTTCTGGATATCAAATAGGTGATGTAGTTGGATTCAATACTCTTGGATTAACTACTCAAGGAAGAGATGGAAAATTATCCGTCGTTTCTATTGGTCAAACAAGTGAATTAGTTCTTAATAATGTTCAAGGTGATTTTGTTAGTGCAGGTTCTGCTAAGACAATGATGTATATTGATACATCTAACACTGTTAAGGTATTGAATAGTGCTCATGGTGGAGATGTTCAGATATCTTCTATTAATGAAGTTACTGGTAAGGATGGATTACACGTCAAGGTTAATCATCAGAACCATGGAATGTATTGGACAGATAATAAGGTTGAAATATCTGGTGTAGAATCGGATGTTAAACCCACTAAACTTGCTGTTGCATATCAACTTGGTGATACTGGAACAATATCAGTTGATGATGCATCAAACTTCTCAACCTTTGAGAATGTAGGTGTTGGAACTACTAATACTGGATTCCTTAGAATGGGTAATGAAATTATTGAGTACACTTCCATTTCTGGTAATATAATTGGTGGAAATATTGTACGCGCACAAACAGTTGTTGGTAGTGGACCTGCTGTTACTTATCCTGTAGGTACACCAGTTTATAAGTATGAACTTGCTGGAGTTAATTTGGCAAGAATTAATAAGACTCACGATTTAAATGATGTAACAAAGACAGATCCTATTTCTTATGATTCGTATCATGTTAAATTGGATATGTCCACAAAATGGGATAATAACAGTGCTAATAATGATAGAAGTAATGATGTTGGATATCCCAAACTATTCTTGAATAATAATAAGTCTGCTGGTGGATATCAAATAAGAGCATCTCAAAATTTACCTTATGAACTTATTAGACCTCTTATTCATAATGTGACTGTTCAAGGAACTGCATTAAGTGCAGAACTTAGAACGACTACTGCTACTAGCTTTAGTGGAACAGAGATTCCATGGATCGATAATGGTTTTGAACCTATTGCGGTAAATCAAACAAATTATCTCACTACTCCAAGAACAATTGCGTCTAAGGTTAATGCTTCTGAACAATTAACTAATATTACTGGGGAGAAATCTTTACAACTAAGATTGCTTCTTAATACAAGTGATTCTCGTGTAAGTCCTGTAATTGATGGGCAAAGATGTAGCGTCATTACAGTTTCTAATAAGGTGAATAATGTGATTGGTAATTATGCTACCGACAATAGAGTAAAAACTATCGATACTGATCCTACAGCATGTCAGTATATTACCAAAGAACTATTTTTAGAGAATAGTGCTACTTCTATTAAAATAACTGTAGATGCTCATGTACACTTGGATTCTGATATTAGAGCATTCTATGCAATAAGTGACAGAGAAGGATTTGAACCAATCTTCACACCATTCCCAGGTTATACTAACCTTAATGTACGAAATCAAGTTATTAATATTAATAACAATGATGGTCAATCTGATAAATTGGTTCCAAAAACAAATTCTTATGGATTTAATGCTTCCGCATTACAGTTTAAAGAATATACATTTACTGTAGATAGATTACCTACA